GCCGATGTCGAGCTTCACCGGGAGCGTCCGCGGCTGCGCAAGACCTTAGCTGTTTATCTCAAGAGGTTCCCGGAGCTGGGCGATGCCTGGGAGCGGGGGCAATTACTGAGGAACTTAAGGGCCTGTGCCGCCGCCATAATGACGGTGACGCAGTCGGCCAAATTATTGGGCTTCGAGCGGGGCGCCAAGCTCAGGGAGCTATTGGATACCGATAGTGAGGTAAGCGACTTATGGGAGCAGACGCGGATAGAGGCGGTGGCGGCGGCGAAGACGGCCCTTGCCGAGGCGGCGAAATCAGGCAATCAGCAGGCGATAAAGGCGGTGGAGAGCTTCTTATGTGATGAGGGCGAGGGCCGGGCGGCCAATATCAACTACTCGCAATTGACTATTAACCAGACGGCCGAATTATTCGGTGTCACCAGGCAGACGGTCTATGACTGGTATACCAAGCACGGCCTTGCCCGTAACGCCGAGGGCGGGATCAGCTTAAAGGAGGCGATCGAGTGGTACGGTAATTTCGTTAAGCGAAAGGGCAACGGCCGGCTGCTGCCGGCGGACAAGTTAAGGGACCTAAAGGCCGAGGAGAAAATAATAGACCTGGCCGAGCGGCGGCACCAGCTCCTGGACCGCGAGGAGGTGATAGCGGGCCTATTGGGGCGCTGGGGCAAGATCGTAGGGGCCTTCAAGTACAAGGGCCGGGAATTGGCGACAATGGTTCACGGCCAGACGGTGGACGGTATCGAGGACATACTGAGCCGCTTCTTCGAGGACCTGCAGAGGGAATGGCTGACGGTGCCGGAGTTTTTGTATTTGGACCGCATCGTTGGATATCTGTAAGCGAGGAAATGCCGTCACAAGTATCCGGACATTGGGGGTCAGAAATAGTATTTGCCACAGATGGCAAACAAGCCTGGGCGTGTAAGTATAATTTTAGTGCGGAATACTGGACGGCTCCAACAAAAGGGGATATTACCCACTGGAAGCCAATAATCTTACCCTGAAAGGCGGTGACTGATTATGGAAAAAGAAATATCTTATATGGTTCCGGGTTATTTGATGGATGCAATTTATTTTAGCTTGATCGATGCCTAAGATCGATTGAGTAAAGGAACAAATCAAATAACGCACTGTATCGTGGCCTTGGATACAAGGTGGGATTTCAGACAAAAATTGTTAATTGATACGAGGACTTTTGATGACTCTATCCCAAAACCCATACCACCTGAAACGGAAGATATAGCTGAAATTAATGGTGGATAAATGAACTCGGCGACTGAAACAATTAAAACAGTCCCGCTTTTAGCGGGTTCCAAAAAAGAGGCCGCTCTTAGCGGACTAACCGCAAGGCCCGAAGGGCCGCAGCGGAGAATTTTGCCCCTCCTGCCCGAAGAAGCGGAGCTCCTCAGGCCGCGGCAGCGTCCGCCTTTGGTCGAGTGGATGGAGGCCAATTACATGCTGGCCGGTGGGACCAGCGCCATCGAGGGGCCGTGGTCGAGGGAGTACACACCGTACTTCGTACCGATAGCCGAGTGGCTATCGGATACGGTCACCAGGGAGGTCTGGGTCTTTGCCTGCAGCCAGTCGGGCAAGAGCACTTTCGGGACGGGATGGACCGGTTATATTGTGGAGAACTCGCCCGGGCCGATGATGCTGATTATGCCGGGCAAGGAAGATGTAAAGAACAGGGTGGAGGCCCGGTTCCGGCCGATGTTCGAGGCCAATGAGGACCTTCTTAGGCACGTATCGGGGCAGAGGGTAAAGAATATCTTCATCGGCAAGCAGACGGTTTTGGACAATATGATCCTCTATATCGGCTGGCCTACCACGGCCCAGGCCCTGGCCGATAAGCCGGTCTGCTATATTATCGCCGATGAGACGGGTAAGTACCCGCCCTACGTGGGCGAGGAGGCGGACCCGATATCGTTGATGCGGAAACGTCAGCGATGGTTCAAGGGGCGTAGCAAGCTGCTGGGGATGACCACGCCGGTCACCGAGGACGATATGTCGGACGCCGAGTGGAAAAGGGGTGACTGCTGCGAATGGTGGGTGCCCTGTCCCAAGTGCGGCAAATGGCATAGGATTGCAGATGAGAATATCCAAATCGACCGGTTCGACAAGGGCGGGCACCGGGAATTCTACGCCGAGTCGGCGGAGCTGCCGGATTCACGCCTTGATGCTGCATCCCATGGTCGAGACGGTGTCATCCTTAACGGCCGAGTTCGCCCACTCCCAGAAGGCCAAAGATATGGGCAATATCCAGCCTTTTAAGGACTACTGGAACAGCCAGAAGGCCCGGCCCTGGCGGGAGGAGCGGGCCACTACCGATATCGAGCGGCTGCGCCGTCATATAGGAAGCTACGCAAGGGGCCAGGTCCCGGCGGGGGTTCAAATGCTGACCGCGGGCCTTGATGTCCAGTTAGACCATGTATATTTCCGCGTCAAGGGCTGGGGCTACTTAGGTCAGCATTGGAGCATATTCGAGCAGCGGATAGAGACCGGGCCCACCGAGCGGGTGGAGAATTTAGCCAATCTGCTGCCGTTCCTGGCCATGAGGTTCGATATGATGGCCGACAAGAATTCGGTAATGAGGATAGCGCTATCGGCCATCGACAGGTCTTATAATACCGAGTCGGTGGACGCCTTCTGTGTCGCTTCTGCGGGCCTGGCACCGATAATCCCGGTAATGGGCGAGGACAAATTGGTTAAGCAGGCCTGGCGGGTGGGCAAGGCGGCCGGGGGCAAATTGAAGCGCTACGACCTGAACCTTACCACCTATAAGGACAGCCTGTACAGGAGCTACTTCGAGGCGACGGTCCCGGGACCGGGCTACGGGCACCTGCACGCTGAGACGCCTTACGAGGTCCTGGAGCATCTGACTTCCGAGAACAAGGAGATCAAGCGCAAGGGCGAGCGGATAATCTGGATTCGCTGGGTGCCCAAGAAGGGCAAGCCGCCCAATCACTGGTGGGACTGCGAGGTCTATGCCCGGGCGGCGGCGGAGATAAGGGGCCTGTGGGCCCTGCCGGACCCCGCGGCGGCCAAAAAAACAGAAGTTAAGCCGATAGGAAGGCCGGTAAAGGCCAAACCGATAAGGACCAAATATTAAATTATGGCACCAAGTAAAAAACATAAAGAACTTGCTCTTTCAGGTGAAAGGAGTCAAAATGGCAAAAAAAACAGTTAAACAAGACAAGATTAAGCAGACAGAAGAGGCAGCACAGCCGGTCGAGGAGCGGAAGGTTAAGAATAGTGCCGGGTGGCACTTTCCCAAAGTCCCTGAGTGCCCTCGGTGCCAGACGCACGATAACGAGGCTTATAAGACTGACGGGAAAGTTCAATATCGCCGCTGCCGGCGGGGGCATTGCAGACACCGCTGGCATGTAATAGGTGTGAAGAAAAAGTGAATCCGTGACAATTCGTGTGATTCGTGGTTAAAATATTTTTGAGCCCACGCGGCGTTTGAGCGGGGTACAAAGGAGCTTAAGATGGCAAGGAAGAAAACCAAGCATGTCCCGAGCAAAGTCGAGGGAACCAAAGACATAAAACAAAAACCTAAAGGGCAGAGTACCGGCATAAGTATGTCACCTGAGCAGGTAATGGCAAATCTTCTCGAAAAAGAGCCGGAAGGTTAAATTGTTCGAGGCCCTGCAAACGGACCGGTTTTTTATTACGGTGACATTTCAGAAGAAGTACAAGCCGGAGGACGAGCATGACCTGCATCATTGGTACATACGAAAGAACTTCATGGTCAATGACGTGGTGCCGAGCTTAAAGCACATAGCGGCAGACTTTACGGCCAAGGAGAACCCGACGGCGGAGCTGCCGGACAAGAAGAATTGGCACTAACTCCGCTGCGGCCCTTCGGGCCTTGCGGTTTTTCCCCCTTCGTAAGAAGGTGAGGGGGGAAAATAAAACTTACCACTAAAGCGGCTGGGAGTAGGTTATGGCAGAGCTAAAACGTAGAGCATTTTTGAAACTGGCGGGGCTGGCGGTTTTCTCGCCTTCATTACTCAAGTCGAAAGGGCCGACAAAAGGCCTGACGAATCCGGTTGATATTTTTCAGGACATGACACATTGTCCGGAATTTCCGATGTTGAGAGAGATGAGAATTTTCTGCGCAGCGCCTATGATAGAAGGTGGATATATTCTTATAAATAAGAGATTTTATGGACCTCCTGAGTTCATTCATCTAAATAACAAATCAGCCCCGCGTAAGCGGGTTCAAAGAGAAATCCACAAGCGATAGCGCTGTGGGGGTCATATTCTTACCAGATTCTGGTAAGAATCTCCCTATTTCCTCATAAAACACTTGATAGGGTCACGTCTTAAAGGTCGAATATAGCTTTATAAAGTGAATAGTTTGAAAAGCAGTCGGCGGCGGATGAACTGCCGACTGCTTTTTATCCACCGCCGTCTGCAACATTCGGCGGTTTTTTTATGTCACTAACAAGCGCCAGCACAATCGCAGATGCCCTCGGCCAGTACAATAACAATCTCTCCTGGGAGGGTGACATTACCAGGGCGACAAACGCACTGGAGGCGGTCCGTTATATACTTGCCAATCGGCCCAAGATGATTGCCTCCGGCGAGAGGAACGTCAACTACGACAGCTTAGTTTCGGAGAAGGAAAAATTGGAGGACTACGTGGGCCGGGCAGGGAGCGTGGTCAATCGTGCGACGTTTACGCGGGGGCGAATGCTGACATGACGATAAGAAAGCCACAGACAAGCAGGACCAATAAGCCGTTAATCGTCGAGGAGAGGCGGCACGGATTCTATACCTCTTTGGGGTACCGCTCGGCCAGGGTGGCCACGCGCGAGGGACGCAGCTATATATCGTACCCCGGCTACAGTCACGATGAGCGGGACCGCAAGGGCCTCATCGCCCAGTCGAGGGACTTTATGCGCAATAACCCCATCTATATGGGGATGATAGACAGGGCGGTCAGCTATATCATCGGCGGCGGGTTCGAGCTGCAGGTCAATAGCGGCTCGGCCAATACGGACAAGAAGATAGAGGGACTGTGGCGGGACTGGCTTAAGAGGCCGGAGATACGAAATGTGCTCTCGGGCTCCGAGACGGCCGAGATGGTATGCAGGGAGGTAATGGCGGCCGGTGACACGGCGGTGCTATTAACGGACAAGTCGCTTGTCCAGCTCTTCGAGTCCGAACAGATAGCGGGCAGGACTATCAAGAACAACGGGATTGAAAAGGACAAGTACGGCAGGCCGAGGAAATTTAATCTCTCGCCCTGGAAATCGCACAGGGTCGATACCAATAACGCCGTCAAAGTCGATGCCGCGAACGTTCTTTATATAGCCAATCCGCGGAGGCCGTCCCAGGTACGGGGGGTGCCGGCGGCCCAGGCGGCCTTTCCCATGCTGCATCGGATTAACGATGTCTGCGACTCCGAGGCCATCGCCATGCAGATGCTCAGCCGGCTGGCGGTGAGTGTCAGCCGGGAGCAGGGGGCAGAGGAGGGTTATACGCAGAGCAGGGAGGATCCCAATAAGACCACCGACGAGACCGAAGGCGATCTGGCGACAAGAATGACCGAGCTGGATTACGCCATAATGTTCTGGGGCAAACCGGGCGAGGACGTCAAGGGGATCGAGCGGAACATTCCCGGCAAGAATTTCGGTGAGTCGGTGCGGATGTTCCTGCGGATATTGGGACTGCCGCTGGGAATGCCGCTGGAGTGTATACTCTTAGACTGGACCAGGAGCAACTACAGCCAGTCACGGGCGGTGCTGCAGCAGGCGTTCAAGATGTTCGGCAGATGGCAGGCCAAGATGGCGGACTTCTTTTATAGCCCGCTGTTCGAGTGGCGCATGTCGGCCTGGCGGGGGCAGGGACTTATCGGTAAGGCCAAGAAGATCAAGTATGACTGGATAAAGGAGACCTTCCCCTGGATAGACCAGCTCAAGGAGGCCCAGGCCTATTCCACACAGGTCGAGAGGGGCTTTATTACACATGGGCAGGTATGTAAGTCCCTCAATACCGACAGGGCCGAGGTCATAGACGCCAGGGAAAAAGAGGTGCGGGACGCCATCGCCAGGGCACAGAAAATTGAAAAAGACACGGGCGAGAAGGTGTCGTGGAAGATATTCGCCGGATTAAAGGAGACGCCGGACAAGGCCCAATTAGCGAAGCCGGAGGACGATGAGGATGAAGACGAGAACAAGGACGGAAAGGAGAACGAAGAATGACACCTAATCCCTTTTTATCCGAGCTGATGACGCATAAATGGGCGATGGAGGAGGAGGCCTTAAAGGCCTTCTTCGAGGCGGCCATACCATCGCTAATCGAACAGGCCGGCACATCGGCGGCGGTCAATAAACCGACATCCTTACAGGTAAACGATGGTATAGCCACTATAAAGATAAGCGGGGTGCTGCTCAAGAGCGTGCCGGACTGGCTGCGGTACTGGGGGATAGAGGCCACGGGATATGATGAGATAAACGGGCAGCTCCAGGAGGCCTTAAAGAGCGAGGAGGTCACGGGCATTCATCTACAGGTATCATCGCCGGGCGGGGTAGTGGACGGCCTGGCCGATACCGCAGACGCCATATTCAATGCCCGCAGTGAAAAACCGGTAACGGCCACTATCGAGGACCTGGGCGCCTCGGCCGCATATTGGCTTAGCAGCCAGGCAGAGACTATAGGTGCGGGCCGGACGGCGGAGGTGGGCTCCATCGGGGTCTATACCGTCTATGTGGACATGAGCAAAAGGGCGGAGGATTTGGGGTTCAAGGTTATCGTAATCAAATCGGGCGAGCATAAGGGGATGGGGGTGCCGGGGGCCGAGATTACGGATACGCAAATAGAGGCGGTGCAGGAGGTGGTGGACCAGATTGCGGACAGTTTTATTTCAGCGGTGGCGACAGGACGGGGCAGAAAGAAAAGCGAGGTCAAGAGCTGGGCGACGGGCAGGTTGTGGATAGCGAAACAGGCCCAGCAAATGGGCCTTATCGATACGGTGACGGTTAATACGGGTCAAAACAAAACTATAAAAATTAAAGGAGTAAAGAGTATGGAAGAGCAGAAAGAAACTGAGCTGGCCGAGGTAAAGGCCCGGGCCAAGGTAGAGGCCGAGCTGGCAAAGGCGGCTGAAGAGGTAAGGGCCGAAGAGCGGGAGCGCCTTATGGAATTTAAGGCTGCCTTCCCGGACGATTTGGAATTCGCCATAGACGCCTGCGGGCGGGGACTGAGCGTGACCGAGGCCAAGGCGGAGCGGTTTGATGTCGTTAGCAAACAGCTTGCCGAAGCGACGAAAAAAGAAAAGGTTGAGGTCAGGGAAAAGGCCAAAGGTGTCCCGCCTATCGGTAACGAGACAAACGACAGCGAGGCGGAAGGTGACTTTATGGCCGAGGCTAAGCAATTAGTGGAGGACAAAAAGGCCAAAGACCTTACCCAGGCCATGCGTAAATTGGCGCGCAGTAACACGGCCTTGCATGAGGCGTACAAGGAAAAGTGCCGGTCAATTACGAAGGCGGATTACGGCGAGGCGGCGGCCTGAAAATATGGTGATTGGTTAATTGGTGATTGGTTAATTGGTGATTGGTTAATTTAATAATAACTGCTCACTACTGACTGCCAACTATTATTTGGAGATAGAATTATGGGAAAATTTACGAATTCCCCGATGACCTTTGTCTCGGGTGAGGCCATAGCAGTCGCTCTTAGGGTCAAGCTGGCCCTGCGGGTGGCCTGGAAGGCCGATGACCACGATTACGGCGTCGGGACCTCTATTGAGGGGGTGGCCGGCGATAAGGACATGGCTGTTCGCATGTTCGAGCATGGCGGCTCGCATAAGATGACGGCCTCCGGGGAGATAGCCGCGGGCGATCTGGTCTATGCGGCGGACGATGGCAAGGTGGCGGCCACCGGGACATTGCTGATAGGGACGGCCCTGGATGCGGCCACGGGCGACGGCTCTGTGATAGAGGTGCTGCCGCACCTCGGCATACAGCAGTCGAGCTCATCGTCGTCAAGCTCATCCAGCTCAGCCTAAAGAGTGTTAACTGGTTAATGGTTAATTGGTTAATTCACTAATAACTATTTTGGAGATAAGATTATGGGAAAGATTACGAATTCCCCGATGACCTTTGTCTCGGGTGAGGCCATAGCAGTCGCTCTTAGGGTCAAGCTGGCCCTGCGGGTGGCCTGGAAGGCGGATGATCACGATTATGGGGTCGGTACCTCTATCGAGGGGGTGGCCAGCGGTAAGGACGTAACTATTCGCAATTACAATCACGGCGGCTCGCATAAGATGACGGCCTCGGAAGAGATAGCGGCCGGGGACAATGTCTATGCCGCGGACGACGGCAAGGTGGCGGCCACGGGGACATTGCTGATAGGGACGGCCCTGGATGCGGCCACGGGGGACTGCTCGGTCATCGAGGTATTGCCGCATTTGGGCATGCAGCAGTCGAGCTCATCTTCGTCGTCTTCGTCATCTTCGTCGTCTTCGTCTTCGGCCTAAGATGATAGTTAAGATTAAATACCCGGACCATAATTTCGTTACGGGGCAATGAAAAAGGTGCCTTATAGGCACATAAATAGAAAAGAGTGCCTTACAGGCAAAAGTTTTTTTAAGGAGATTGATAAATGATTCAGAAATCGACACATGCAGTGCCCAGGGCGGATTTGGGAGTGGCCTTTCACGAGTATTCACCGCTGAGGGCCAGGTATATCGCCGGCGATATCCTGCCCATATTAAACGTGGGCAAAGAGGCGGCAACTATCAGTGTGACCAAAAGAAAGAACCTGACCATACCCCCGACCTCGCACGCCAACGGTGCGGCCTATAACCGTATAGAGCTGTATATGGATGACCTGGCCTACGCCTGCGTGGACCACGGTCTGGAAGGGCAGGTCACGGACAGGGACCGGGAAAAGTACGCCAACGACTTCGACGCCGAGCTGGAAAAGACGACGGGCATTAAGATCAAGATGATGCTGGCCCGGGAGAAACGCATTAAGGACATGATCTTCAATACAACAACCTGGGACAGTTCGGATGCAGACCTCTATACCAATAACTCGGCCAATCCCTGGGACACGGCGGCGACGGGCATTATAAACCAGGTGCGGGCGGCCAAGGAAAAGGTAAGGGCCAATACCGGGGTGCCGGCCGATTCGATGATAATCGGTGAGGCCACGATGAATAATATGCTCAATAACACCGAGATCAAGGCCAAGTTCCCGGGCGCCACTGTAATTACCGAGGCCATGCTGCGGGGCCAGATGGGGGCCATACTGGGGATACAGAACCTCTTAGTGGGCCAGGCCTGCTATAACACGGCCGATGAAGGCCAGGATGCCTCCATGGGCGATGTGTGGCCGGATGACTATGCAATGGTGGCGGCCCTTGGTACCGAGGGGATGCCCATGACCGAGCCGCAGTTAGGAAGGATCGGCCGGGTCCCGAGCGGATAGCAGAAATAGGCGGCGGCCGCGAGGTCGGTGAGGTCCTGGTAAAGAACAGCAGCAGCGATGGTATAGCATCCACCGAGGTCGATACCGGGGGCGATAAGATAAAGATGGGGCCCCGGGCGGGTTCGGTGCCGGTATTACTGAGGATTACTAAAATCATAAGCCAGGACGCCGGGATGATTAAATTGAAGGTGCAGATATAAATGCTTGAAATAAAGTTCGATGACGAGAAGTTAAAGAAGATTCAGCGGGAGCTAAGGGCATTCCCAAAGGCACTGCCCAAGGTAATGAGCAGAGGGTTGAACCGGACGGCAACCTCGGCACGAACAGAGATATCGCGTAGTCTTGCCGGGCGTATTGGTCTGAGGATTAAGGATGTAAGAGACAAGCTTAGCTTGCAGAGGGCGACTTATAGTAACTGGCGCTCGGCGGTGGGGGTAAGCGGCAAGAAATTCGGCCTGATTAAGTTCGGGGCACGACAGACAAAAAAGGGAGTGACCTATAGGTTGAAACAAAAAAGGGTGCTTATCCGGCATGCCTTTATAGCCTCAATGAAGACCGGGCATCGAGGGGTGTTCCTGCGTAAAGGGGCGGCGAGGCTACCTATCCAGGAGCTAAGAGGGCCGTCACTGGCACAGGTATATACAGGGGCACAGGACCAGGTCAATCGGATACAGGCCGAGTCCGCGGCCAGACTTGCTAAGAATATCCACGACCAGGTGAATCTGATTCTAAAGCGGAGGTTGTCGGCATGAGTACGCCATTAGTCGAGTCGATTGCAGTAAAGCTCGAAGAGGCTATCAATGCGATAACTGAGGCCAACGGCTTTAACTATGATCTGACCGCGGTCAGGCCGAAACGGATCCACCTTGAAGGTGACATCAATACCGATAAGACCGTAATCATCGAGCAGGAATCGGCTATCAAGCACCAGCAGACCTCGGACACTATTACCTGGCGGCAGGGCTTCACGCTGCAGGCCCTGGTAATAGATAGTGACACCGAGACCGAGGCCATCGATACCAGGCTCAATAAGATAAGGGCGGACATCGAAAAGCAATTAACAAGCTCGAGCTATATAACACTGGGCGGACTGGCCGAGGGAATTCTCTTAAAGGACCCGGAGAAGTTCCTGACTGATGAGCTATCGGGTATCGCGGTCAATATCGATGTGGTCTATACGACGGAATACGATGATCCATATACACAGAGTTAATTA